ATGAGTGGAGTTCAGTCTATTTGCCACCAATTTGCCACCGTAATTTTTAAAATCATCACTGAACAAAGAAAAGGGAGTGAACACGCTGAACAATTAGCGGATTCACTCCCGGTATTTTTATTTATGACGTTTTTGCTTGTGTGATTTTTTCAAAGAGATCAACAGAACGTTCAGCCATCTTTTCAGTATCATGCACGTAGGTCTGCAATGTGGTTTCTATGTTGGTGTGTCCTAATCGTGTCTGAACATTCTTAACATCAGCACCGGATTCAATCAACAGTGTTGCGTGTGTATGCCTTAAGCTGTGATAATCAAAGGCAAGATGCATTTCATGGTGTATAACCCTACTGCAATACTTAAATGAATCAGTGGAAGTATACTGACCGTTTTCATCAACACACACCAACCTTATACGCTGTAGTGGACTTTCAACACATTTTTGAATAGGTACAACCCTGATCATGTCATTACCTTTTTCATCAGTTTCAATCTTTTTAACATGAATCGTGTAATATTCCCCATACTTCATTTCATTCTTGAGTTGTTCAGCTTTTTCCTGTTTCAATGCCTGATATAGTGTTTCACCAAAAGGGACTTCACGAATGGAAGTAAAGGTTTTTGGTGTAGTAAAGTACCAAGATGAACGCTGTTCTTTCTTACCTTTCTTTTCAACAACCTTTCTTACATCTGCCCCAAAGTTACGTTTTACAATCTGCTTATTTACAGATATTTTTCTTTTATCAAAATCAATATCATCCCAAGTAAGGCCAAAGGTTTCTGATATTCTTAAGCCTGTATAAAATCCGATCATTAAAGGTATGTAGTACCGGGTATTTTGAAATCTGTCACGAATTTTACACCATTCATCTAATGTCAGTACAATTCGTTCACGTGGTTTTCTTTCAACCTTTGGAAATTTCACATATTGCATGGGGTTAGACTGTAAATAGTGCATTGGCTCAACTGCATAATTCAGTGCTGCACTGAATACAGACAAAATACCAACTAAATGACTCTTTGAATTACCGTTCATTTTTAATTCAACAGCGTACTCCTGTAATACTGCCGGGGTGATTGCTTTTAGTCGGTATACACCGAACTTTGGAATTAAATGCCCCTGAATGATTCTTAAATATCCAACTTGTGTGTTATATTTCAGGTTGGTCTTACAGTACAGATCAAACCACTGATTCAGGTAATCAGCAACCGTTATTTCTGTCGGTTCAAATACAGTCCCGGCATTATTGTATTCATTCATAGCAGCAGTCAATGCCTGTTCAGCTTCTTTCTTTGTTCTGAATCCACCCTTTTCTTTTTTCTTTCTTTTACCGTCAATTTTTCCAAGGTCGAAATAATATGACCATGTTGTACCTCTTTTTCTTACTCCACCTTGCATAAATAGCACTTCCTTTCATTGAAACCATAAGGAATGAATGCTATAATGGTTTTTGCATAGCCCAAATCATTTCATTCCTTTGGTTTGGTTTTGCTGACCCTGACCGCTGCAACGGTTGGGGTCGTTTTTTTTACTGGTTACACCTTGTTACAGTTGGTGTTACAGATAAAAATAGCTTAAAATCAATCTTGTTACAGATGTTACATTAACAGATAAATTCTTTATATAACGCTTATATGAGTAAAAATAAAAAAAGTATAAGATATAAAATATATAGAATATAGATTTTAAGTGTAACTGTAACAAATTACAAATTCTGAACATCAGGTATTGATTCTGATTCAATATGTGCAAGATCTTTTAATTTTTTATATAGTTTATTTCCTTTGTACTTTCTTGTATCTTCAAACTGTATATACTTATCTTCACCGTCCGAACTGGTATAACTGATGATGAAACACCGATGCAGTTCTTTTTCTGTTTTTGTACCTGTACCAGATGCAGCACCGACTATTGCACCAACACCGCCAAACAAGATACCACCTACTGCTGCACGACCTATTACAGACTTTGGTTTTTCAACTAATTCTGTTTCAAAACCATAAAATACATCTGTAATCTGATCATAATTAAGTAACAGCTTGCGTTTTTGCATTGAAGTAATTTCTAAATGATCATCATACAACGCAACGTCATACATATACCCCTTTGAAAAACCTGCAATATCTTCCTGTAATTTAAAATAGTCACTAATGATAGAGCCTTTTGTACTTCTTAAAAATCCCATGATCAACCATCCTTTCTAAAGTCTACAATTATAATATTTTCCTGATTTTCCCAAATTTGGTATATTATGCCATTTTTTGAGCGTCCCTTTTTACAGGTTCGGTGTATTTTGGTAATGCAGCAGTATCACGAAGTTCTTCCATGATTTTGTTTTTACCTGCTTCATTCAGTTTTGAATATAACTGAACAAGTTCATACACATCTGAACCATATTGATTTTTAATAAGATCAGTAACATCATGCTTCTCTTTTGGTTCATCGTTTTTCTTTTCAGACCAACCCATAATATAATCTGTCGTAGTTTCAAGTGCATCTGCAATCTGTTTGATCTTAGATTGTCTTAATTGTTGTATGTCAAGTTCGATCTTATTTATGGATGATTTACTTTTATAACCAATCCGGTGTGCAAGTTCTTCCTGTGACATTCCCAATTCTTCACGTCTACTTTTTATACGTTGACCTATACTCATTAAGATTACCTTCCTTTCCTTGTTTATAAGTAAAGAATACCATGAAATAGATTAAATATCAACTTTTTTCAAGTTTTTTCAAAATAACTGTTGACATTCTATCTACCATCATGTATTATGATGTCAGTAGATAAAACATCTACTTCAAAAAACAGAACAAAGCAAGCAGGAAAGACCGGGTGAAGCGATAGGGCTACACACAAGTAACATGGTAGTTAGGCTGCGAGAATGACAGACAGAGTGTGTGAAGATTAAACATGACCCGGCAAAACAGTTGAAGAAAGTAGGAACTGTAGGACAAGAAAGCAAAGTGATTTGTACTGATTGAAGAAAACATTTCAGCACTAGCCGATAGTGACTTTACTCCTTAAACAAGAAGCAGTTAAACGGAAGAATCAACGAGCGAGAGGACACAGTACTTTGTTTTTGAATTCGTTCCCGGTTACTCACCCCATCTATGATGACCGGGAACGAATATAAGAACCTGTTGCAGCAGGTAAAACCAAAGGGATGAAAGGAAGGCTTGGACTATGAAATTAAATAAAGAAAAATTCTTAAAATCAGAACTTGGCGGAAATTTACAGGAATGTGTGACCGCTTGGGATCACTGGTTGACAGAACTTAGAAAATTTAACATTGATACCGTTGGTCAGAAATATAGAGAAACAAGAAAAGCTGCTGATTGGTGTCAGGCACAGTTTGAAGTATTTCAGACAGTAATACGTCAGTTTTACAATATAGAATATCATTTCAGTAGAACAGATGAATATTTTGGTGTATGTACGGAAGATGAAACTGATTGGCTGTTTAAGGTAGAAAGGACGGTTTAAGTATGAATAAGGTAAGAAGAAAAAGATTGTCGGAAGCGTTAGAGTTGATCAGTCAGGCAAAGGATATTTTAGAAGAAGTCAAAGACGAAGAACAGGAAGCCTTTGATAATCTTCCTGAAAGTTTCCAATACGGTGAGCGTGGTGATCAGATGCAGGAATACATTGATAGTATTGATGAAGCGTATTCAAATTTAGAGGAAGTAGAAGATACAATTTCAGAAATATAAGCCGAAACGGTCAGCAATGACCGTCATGCAAGGGGTGACTGCCTTGTGTCTGATGATGGCAGGTTATCAGCAAAGTCAAATAAGATAGCAGTTCTTTTATAAGTGTTGTCCGTTATGTAGTGGTTGACAGGTTTTGTTCAGTTTTAATGTGAAACTGTTCAGCGGTTCATAGAAAAACACGCTATAAAAATTCTATAGTAGGACAGCAAGTTTACAGGTTTTAGTGTGAAATCTGATAAGGGTTTCTTGGTGTGTGATTCCCTGAAAAATAAAACCACCACATAACAGGCAACATTTATAAAAGGGCTGCTAATCGGAAAGGAAGGTTGTGCAAATGAAGAAAGTAATTGCAGGTTGTATTGATCTGATGCTTGAATTTGATTCTGCATCTGAACTTGATCGTTACATTGCTGATATTGAAGCAAAGAAACAGGAATACAGCATTGTTGACCGCAAAGAATTACCGGGTGACAGAATCATGATTAGAATACACAGACAATACAATAAAAGCCCATTCCCAACAACAGAAGGTGGTGAGAAGTAATGACAAACACAACACTGTTAAGACAGAAAATTGATGAATCCGGTTATAAGTTACAGTTCTTAGCTGAAAAATGCGGTTTGACTTATTATGGATTGATGAAGAAAGTCAACAATGAAACAGAGTTCAAAGCGTCTGAAATTAAAGTGTTGAAAGAACTTTTGAAGTTGACGAATGAAGAAGCAAACAAGATTTTTTTTGCCTAAAAAGTAGATAAATTATCTACCAACAAAGGAGTGAAACAAGATGACATTCAGTGAAAAGTTAAAACAGGCTATGCAAGAATTACACCTGAATCAACGTCAGGTGTGCGGTATGACTGGAAAAAGTAAAGGTTCTGTCAGTCAGTACCTTTCAGGTAAACAGATACCGTCAGAAGATGTTCAAAGTGCTATTGCAGTAGCACTTGGACTTGAATCAGATTACTTTTCAAAATCTGATGAACAGGTGGTTGTACTTCCAACTGCTGAATTGAAAAATGGGGTAATTCCCCGGTTAGATGTGGAAAAGGCTGCAAAGCTGTTACAGATGAATCACAACACAGTTCGTAAGGGCTTACAGCAAGGGGTTTTTCCTTGGGGTTACGGTATTCATACATCTGACAACAGATGGGTGTACTTCATCAACGCAAAACGTTTTGCGGAGATTGAAAGGGTGGTTGTTGATGACTAAAGAACAAAAACTTCAAGCGTATGCAATGCGTCTTGATGGGTGTACTTATCAAGAAATTGCCAATAAATTTGGTGTCACTAGACAGTGTATTCAACAAAATATTGGTGCGGTTGGTGTCACGAGGGATAACAGACATCAGGTATTGCGGTTGTCAGAAAATTGCATTTATACCGGATTGGCAAAATTCATAAAAGAAAATGAGGTTAGTTCTGTTGTACTCGCTGATGTTATTGGAGTTTGTAGGATAGCTGCTTATCAGAGAATTGTTGGAGAAAGAAATTTTAACATATCGGATATATATATATACAAAATTCTTAATTATACAGGTATAACGTTTGAAGAATGTTTTGAATTAAAAGAAAGTGAGGTTTAATAACATGAAAAAATTTGAATTTACAGGAGAAACCAAGACAATAAGTTTACTTTTTAGAACGGCTACACTTCACAGAATCAGAGCGGTAGCAGAATTTGGTCTTGTCAAAATTGGTGATCTTGGCGGTTGGATTGAGAAAGAAGAAAATCTTTCCCATGAAGGAAAGGCTTGGGTTTGCGGTGATGCCAAGGTTTGCGGTGATGCCGAGGTTTGCGGTGATGCCAAGGTTTGGGGCAATGCCAAGGTTTGCGGTGATGCCAAGGTTTGCGGTGATGCCGAGGTTTGGGGCAATGCCGAGGTTTGCGGTGATGCCAAGGTTTGGGGCAATGCCAAGGTTTGCGGTGATGCC